GTCGGCTTCCGGCCGCCTTCAGCCACCCACCCGGCGGTGGGCTTCTTGGTCGTGATCGGGATCGCGACTCCCGAGGCGCCCATGGGCACCTGCCGGACGAGCTGCTGCACGACCGAACGGCGGCGTGCGACATCGAAGAACGGGGCGGCGAGCGTCGGGGGAAGGAATCCGGCGAACTCGCTCGTCTTGGTGGGCGCGGTCTGCGCCATGATGGCCTCCTTGGGGGGCTCTATGCGGCTCCGATCGCCTGTCTGAGGGCATCTTCGAGGCCGGATCCATTGAGTGGGAGTTCGGGAGAGCGGCCCTGGCCAGGAACCACGAGGCGGCGCGACTGCGCATCCTCACGGTCGTTCCCGGCGTCGATCAGCTCCTGCACCTGGGCCGCCTGCTCGTTCATCGCCGCCGCATCCGGGCCGTTGATCAGGGCCTGGTACTTCGCGGGGATGCGATGGTCGGCGATCACTTGCAGCCGTTGCATCCGGATGGCGTCGGCTTGCGTCGTCGCCTCCAGCTCGGCGACACGCTGTTGGGCTTTCTCCAGCTCGCTCTTGCCGGCCTGCTCGAGCTCGTCGAGGCGTGCTTTCGCCTTCAGGAGCTCGGGGTAGTCGGCGTACTGGGCGTGGATGCGCTTGGCGCGATCGCCGAAGACGCGATCGAGCTGCTCCTGGGAGGTGATCGGCTCGAACGCGGCCCCCGGGGCCGACGGGTCGGCAGGCTGCGGGGCGGGCGGTGGTGCGGGGGTGGGGCTGGGTTCTGGCATGGGTGCTCTTCCTGTCCGGGCGTTGACCGCCGCCTGTGGGCGTGTTCGCGCTGTTGACCGCCGCGCGCGCGTGGGTTTCGGGGAGCCTGCCCGGTGTTCAGCCGGGGGCGTCGGGGAAGTTGCGATTGAGGTAGTCGCGCAGCCTCGCCCGTTGCGTGGGGGTGCGGGTGCTTTCGGAGGCGAGGTACTGCGTGACGGATGCCTCCGGGCCAACGCCGGTCTGGCGCAGCACCCATCTGCCGCTCTCGCCCTGCGCGCCCGAGTAGTAGTTGCCGGGGCCGTAGCCTGGCTGCCATTCGCGGCGGAAGAACACCGCCTGGGCGCCGCATTGGCAGTCGGGGTGGGCGGCGAAGTTCACGGTGTCGCGCTTGTAGACGGCGCCCCGATCGGCCAGCATCAGGCAGAACTTGCACGGCCCGGTACGGCCCGTCCCGGCGCGGGTGGTCCGCTGCCAGCCGGCGGCGAACGAGTCCTCGCGCGCGTTGCCGACGATGGTGTCGCGGAACGCGTTCGCGACCTCCGGCTGCACTACCTGCCGCAGGCGGGATGCGGCGGTGGCCGTCAGGTCCCGGTCGAAGAGCGGCTGGGTGGCCCAGGCGACGTTGGTGCGGATCTGGTGCGTCCGGTCGGGGATCAGCGTGGTGGCGGTGAAGCCGGTGAACCCGGCCGCCTCCCGCGCCTCCTCGTAGAAATCCGCGCCGAGGGTCGCGGTGCCCCGGGCGTAGTGGTCGACGATCTGCGGCACCCCGTTCAGCAGGATCCGCCGCGCGTCCTCCGGGCTGCGCCCATCTGTTGCGGCCAGGAGCCGGTGCGCGTCCCGGACTGCGGCGGCGGTGATGACCGTCATCGCGAGCCGGGCCTGCTGTGCGGTGGCCACCTCACAGCTCCGCGGGAAGCGCCTGGCCGGCGAGCTCCGCGATGAGGTCGCGGCCGGCGGCCCGGCGGCGCTCCGCCTGCGCCAGGCGGATCTGCTGCCCGGTCAGCCCGATCAGCTCCAGGCCCACCTCGGTTTCGCCGAGCCACGGGATGGCTGTCAGCTGCTTCATCCCGGCGTCGGCCTGCGCTGCCTTCGACGTGAATTGCGGCGGCCGCCATCTCGGTTCGATCCGCAGCCACTCCGGAGGCACACGGGGGAGCTCGTTCCACATCGCCAGCGCCGTTGCGACGGTCCGCACGATCGGCACGCTCCAGTCCTCCGTGGCACCTTCCGCCTCGGAGAACAGGTTCTCCCGGCCCGCCCAGTAGGAATCCGCCGAAGTCGGGTTCGCCATGTCGGTGATCGCGAAGTCGCTGTCCGGCAGATGCGACTCAGCCGCCGAGAGCTTCGCCAGCGAGTTCAGCTGCGCCAGGTGCGGGGCCGGCGACTCCGCCCGGTACTGCTTCACGTCCGCCCGTGCCAGCGCGGGGTCGTCGGCCAGCGGGTCGTCGGGGATCCCGAACATGCGGCCCATGACGATCTGCCACTCAGTCTTCGGGGTGCCGTCCGGGTTCTTGAACACGGATTCCTCAGCGCCGAGCAGGAAGAAGCGCGGGATCGCGTACACGTCCATGTGCGCTTCCATCCGCACGAGCGCCCGCACCGCGGCGAACTGCAGGCCGATCACCGCCGGGGTCAGCCGGGAGCGGCCCATCGGCCGGGACAGGCGGGGCCGGTAGATCAGCGGCTGCACCGGCATCCCGAACACGTGCCGTCGCCTGTTCATCACCGCCCAGCGGCCATTCACCTCACGCCGCACCGTGATCGCCAGGTTCGGCAGGTACAGCGTGTACTGGAGGATCTGGTGGTCCGTGTCCTGCTCCTCGACCGCCAGGGCCGCGTCAAGGCTGTTCGTGCGCGCGTTCCACTCCCCCGTGGCGTGCAGCGCGTCCGCCGCGGTCACCACCGCATGCGGCTCCCCGGCGCCTGCCTCTCCGGTCCCTGCGATCAGGAAGCTGACCCCGTGCAGCAGCGAGTCGGTGCGCGCCTGCGACAGCTTCGAGAGCAGGAAGTTCTCCGCCTGCAGCCCCGGCATGCCGATCGCCTCGAGGTCACCGCCCGGCCACACGAAGCCGTCGAGATGACAGCGCCGCGCCAGCCCGTCCACCGCCTTCGCCGCCCAGCCGAGGACGAGGGACAGGGTGGCGTACTGCGGCGGAATCGACTTGCCGACCTGCTCCGCGAAGTAGTGCATGTCGTACAGGCCGGTGCGCAGCCTGTTGCGGTGAGCACGGGCGGCGAGCTTCGCCAGGAGATGAGCTGCGATCGCCTGCTCGTCATCCGACAGCCGGTCGACGTCGAGCGGCTCCTGCAGCAGAGGCAGCGTCAGAGTGTCGCTCATATCACCACCGCCCTCCTGCCCGAACTCCGAGCCGCAACCGCCGCACCGGACACCGGATGCCGCACGTTCTTCCGCGTCGCACCCCACAGCGCGAGCGTCGCCGCGACGATCGGGGTGATGTCCGAGGCGGCGTCCTTCCGGTTCCACGCCCACGCGCCGGCCAGAGGCCGCTTCCGCGCCACCGACAACGCGACGGTCAGGTGCGGCTGCCCGGTGTGGCGGACCGTGCGGGCGATCACCGCGTCGTAGAACTTCCCGCACGCGATCGCCATATCCCGACCCTCCGCACCCGCCAAGGTCACCAAGACCCGGGTGCCGCTCAGGTAGTGCCGCGTCCCCCGCGTCTCCACCAGCCCCGACATCTCATCCACCACCACCGCATGCAGCCGGTTCTTCCTGGCTCGCTCGACCACCCACGGGATCACCCACTCCACCCCGGCCCTGGTGTCGTCGAGCTCCACATGCCACAGCCCGTCCGCGCGCAGCCCCGCGAGCGCCACGGACGCCGTCGACCGATCCGGCGCCACATCGATCGCCAGCGTCAGCAGATCCACCGCCATCGATGTCGGGTCCGCGATGTCCGCCCACGACACGGCGTCGATCACCCAGGAGGTCTCCGCTGGGTTCCAAATGCCGAGCGCCTCACGCCGGAACGAGTCCTCGTCGGAGAGCTGGGTACGCAGCCGCAGAATCGACTCGGCCGGGGTGCGGTTCGGGTAGGACGGGTTCGCGATCCGCCACTGCTCGCGGTCGTCAGGATCCGCGTCGACGTCCGCAGAGATCTCCACAAACACCATGTCGTGCGCCTGCCCGGACAGGGCACGCAAGCGCCGGTTGCCGAACTCCTCACCCGGATCCGAGGGCCGCGGCGGGGTACCGATGAAGAACAGCAGCGCCCCGGCCGGATGGGTGGACTGGTTCGTCGCGGCGATCATGTCCTCGAGCGCCTTGTGCGTGAGGATCTGCGCCTCGTCGAAGACCTCGATGTCGATCTTGTCGAAGCCGCGCCCGAAGCCCGACTCGCGCGCCCCGAACATGATCACCGAGCCGTTGCGGAACCGGATCTCCTGCTCGCCGTTGACGCTGCGGATCCCGCTGCTGCGCCCCTCCGCCAGATACCTAGTCATCCCGGGCCGGCGCACCAGCGCCACCAGCGTCCAGAACGTCTTCGTCGAGGTGCGGGTGCGGTGCGCGGTCCACAGCACGGTCAGGTTCGGGAACAGGACGCACAGCGCGAGGACGATCACGCCGACGATGAACGTCTTGCCCGTCTGGCGTGCCAGCGAGATCACGACGCCGCCGATGGTGGCCGCGTACTTGCCGTCCTTGCGCTTGGCCAGTGCCACCTGCCCGATGCCCTGCTGCCAGCCGTCGAACTTGACGCCCATGTCCCGGGCCGCCATGCTCCGCACGCTCGTCCAGCCGGTCGTGGTCATCCCGGACGGAAGAACCAGATGGCGGGAGACCTCAGACAGCCGAGCTGTCGAAGGGTTCGTCGGCGGCCTGCTCGACCTCGCCCGGGTCGGGGGGCTCTTCGTTTGCGCTGGCATCCATCGCCTCGATCTTCTCGACGGTGAGCATCAGCTGGTTCATCAGCCCGTGCAGCTCGCGGAACGGGATGTCGGGCTTGTCGACGGCCTTGGCCATCCGGTCGCGCATCGCGACCAGCACCTCGCGGGCGTCACCGGTGCGAACCGCCTGGGTGACCGTCTTGCCGCGCGCTGGAGGCGGACGATCCCCAGGCACCACGGCGCGCAACGGCGCTTTACGAGCGACCATCGGCGGCCACCTCCTCGATTCGGAAGTCCTCATCGGCCCACACCTCGTCGCTGCGGATGCAGTTGCACCAGCGATGCGCCAGCCGCAGATTCGTGAGCTCATGCGTCCCGCCCTTGCTCGCCGGCACGATGTGATCCAGCGATGGCGCCCAGTCGTCATTCGAGTCCGCAGCCCGGTCCACCGGCTCGAAGCAGATCTGGCAGATCCAGCCGTCGCGCTCGTAGACCTCCACCCGCCGATTCCCGGTGATCCACGACGTGCGATGCGGAATCCGCCGCCCCTCGGCGATGCGCTTCCTCACGTAGGCCCGGTTGTCCGCCGCCTTCCACGCCCGACACTCGACGCACCGACAGCCGGCCGAGTGCATCGCACCGGTGCCGTGCTCACGTCGACCAGCGATCGCGGCGAGATGACAGGCGCGACACAGATGGTTGCGTGACGCCGGCTTCCCGCATGACACGCACGGTCGCCTCGCCGCCAGGGTCCTGCATGCCTGAGAGCAGCACTTGCGCCCGGGTGTGCAGCCCTCCATCATCACGCCGCACTGCGTGCAGGGCAGGCGCAGCTTCGGCACCGGCGTGTAGCCACTCGGGCTCGGGTGCTCGGAGGGTGGCGCGCATGAGATGCAGAACTTCCGCGGCCGGCCGCGCCCGAGCTGCTGAATCGGTGCGCCGCAACGCGCGCACAGGGGGCTGCCAGACACGC